TAGTCTGGACCCCATGCGCGCGGGTCTCCAACGTCAAAGTGCATGTTGTTGTCGTAGAAACCGATACCACGGAAACCTGCGGCCCATGCCTGATCCGCCAGCGCTAAGCGCTCTTCGTGCGTCAGATTTGACGTGTCGATGTCGTAGGCGTTGCCGTGCATGTGCTGGCTGCCCTTGGCCCCGCCCGCCTCTTCGTTGCGCTTGGGGTCGCGATAAGCTGAAACGACAGTCAGGGGCTGCCCGTATGCGTCGATCAGCTTTGCATATGCCGAAGTTGCCGCGTCTGACATGCCGCCATGGTCGGCGCTCGGGCTAAATCCGCTTGCATCGACATGGGGCTGAGACCCGCTATCCGGATCGGCCTTCTGCTGAACATCTTCCCCCTCAGGCGACACGAGGTTCTTGATGCCCATGGCTGTCTTGCCAAGGCTCGCCACGCTGTTCAGCGCGTCAAAGAAGCCCGGCTGCTGTTGCTGCCCGACCGACAGCGGACGCGCCACTGCAAGGCGCGGGATTGGAAGTCCAGCCGTGGGGACGTAGCCGCCGGAGGCGTACTTGTTGTCCTGATCGACCGGCTCGACGTGCGATCCGTTTGGCACTACCGCAGAAATGGACCCGCTGTCTTCGCCGTCGTTCGTGTAGTAGTAGCCGTTCTTCGCGCTTCCCTTCGTCAGAGACGCCTTCATCATGGCATTAGCACGGCTGTCGCCGTGAGGGCGATATGGCGAATTCGTCATCGGGCCAACGATCTTGAATGGGCGCAGGAATGGCTTCCACGTTGGGTCAACCGGGACGCCAGCGCCTACCGTCGGCATGCCTTCTGGATGCTGGTGTGGATAATAATCTTCCATTGGCGCGCGTGAATTGTGACCTGTGATCAGGTATTTACCCATGCGGTTCAGGGTATTCTGTCCGGCCAAAAGGGTCTTGCCGTACTCTTTCGTGCCGTCCCACATGGAGCCGTCTGCCGGGACGCCAATGCGAGCCCGCAGGGCATCAAGCGCAGCCTCTTTAGTGCCAAGGTGAAGGCCGGACGTCCCACCGCGCAAATCACCACTGGGGGAGCCGTGCCACCAAATGTCATTGCGCTCATTCGCGCGACCGCCGTAGGCATGCACCTGACGCGGGACTTCCGGCAGGTATTTGGATGGGGCGATCTGGCCGGGCGCGCGGTCCTTGGCTTCTTGCGCCCGGCGCTTCTCGAGAATGCCACCCAGTGTCAGCTTGGCGGCCCGGATGGCTTTCTCGTTGTCCATTACTTATCCCTCTTCTTCTGGGCTTGAACCTGCATGGCGAGCTTCAGGATGTCAGAGTGGTGATCCCTGAACTGCATGTCCTTCTCGTGCTGCATACGCACCGCGTCATTCATCTGGTCGCGATCCATGCGCATTTGCTCCATGCGCAGGTCTTTCTCGCGGTCCAGATCGCGGTTCTCGTCGTTCGCCATGTCGCGCTGCATTGAGTGATCCAGCTGGCGGGCCTTGTTCTGCTCGGCCATCATCTTCAGCTCAAACTCGCGCGGATCGGGCCCCGGCGCACCCGGCGCTGCAGGCGCATGGCCTTGCTGTGCTTTGAGCATATCCGCCTGCGCCCGCATGGTGTCGGCGTCGGCCTTCTGGTGGGCGATCTTGATCTCTTCAATGCCCTTCAGGAACTCAGGCGGCGGTTGATTGCGATCAGCCTCAGGCTTCAGGAACTGCTCGGGGTTAGACCAGCCGATGGCGCGCAGGGCGGCCTTGTCGACGGCGACGGGGTCGTAAAGGCCGGGGCTTGCCGTCTGAAGTTGCTTCAGGGCCATGATCTTCATGACGCGCTGGGCATGGCTCGAGGTGTTCGGGTCAGCCTGCGGCACCAGCTCGACGTCGTCCAGTGCTGCCATCAGAAGCTCGGGGTTCCACTGGACGGTGGGCTTGCGGTTGCGCTCCCAGAAGCTCTCGGGGTGCTCGCGGAAACAGTCGCGCAAGAGCGTGAATTCCTCGGCCTGCGCGGCATGCATGCGCTTGTGGACCGAGTTGAGAACCTTGGTGGCCTGCTCAATCATCGCCAGTGTGGTGCCGACCGGCGCATCGGCCCGGCCCTCGCCAACCTGCAGCTCTGACGTACCGCCCAGACGCATGCCGGTAGTGGCGATGTTGTCCGTCAGAGCCATCAGTGCCTGCGACGGCTCCTTGTACGGCAGCGGCATGACGGCCTGACCAATGGGCTGACCGCCGGTCTTGACCTGTGCTGCGCCGCCCGGTGGGATGCGGAACACGTTGGTGTTCTGCCGCGATCCAGTGTCAGAGATGAGGAAGCCGGGGAAGTTGGCGTACATGCCAGCATCCAGAAGTTCCCGCCACGCGGCGGTCACGGCGTTGGTGGTGTTGCCCAGAACGTGCAGCAGGCCGATGTCGTAGAAGCCAAAGCCCGGAACGAAGGTGTACTTCACGAAGGTCTTGCGGGCCTCGGGAAGCTTTGCGGTGTCCTCGTTGTAGTTCCGTACGATTGACAAAATTTGCCGCGAGGACACGTCGATGGTCACCCGATAAGGAATTTCCAAACCAGATGGCTTGCCTTTGTACTTATGCTCGAAGCCCTTGATGTCCAGCTCGCAATAGACCTCGTAAATCTCGCGGTCGCGGTCATCCGGGTTCATGCTTTCCAGCGTGACGCCTTGCTGCGACGCCTTGGCCTCTTGGACGCTGTCCGGGCTTGTCAGGATCGGCGTTGCCAGCTCGATGTCGCGGTACACGCCAAGGATTTGCAGGCGGCGCACGGTCGACGGCTTAAGGTAGACGCGGTGCGTCACCCGGCGCGCGTTGGACAGGTCTGTCGCGGCGTTGTTCACGATCAGGTCATCAGCGTCGACGCTCTCGGACACCGGCCGGTTGCGCAGCGGGCAGTAGTAGACCTTCTTGAACGACGTGCCGCCGAAGCCCAGAAGCAGGAACATGCGGTCGGTGTCCGGGTAGTATTCGGTCGCCGTCACGGTCAGGAAATGGTTGAAATCCTTCTCGAAGGCGTCAGCCATCTCGTCGCGGGCGGAGCTGCTCGAGTTGCCGTCATCCCTGATCTTCACCGGGCCGTCGGTCGGCAGCATCTCGGAACGGGCGTTGGCTTGGAAGCGCAGCACGGCTTCCTGCAGGAGCGGGTGGCGGACTTTGGACATGCCTTCGACCGGCGCACCGTCGTTCGAACCTTGGATGCCGGGCATTTCGATCTTCAGGCCCAAAAGCTTCATGCCTTGCGCACGGTCCTCGACCCATTCCTTGCGGCTCATCAGGTCATCAGAGATGCCGCGCAGCAGCTCTTCCGAGATGATGCCGAGCTCCATGTCGTCGATCTCGTCGACGAGGTTGTCGAACCAGCCTTCCGGCCCATCCCTCTCTGCGTCTTCGATGGGCTTGCCGTCCAAGGAGACGGTGATTGAGCCGTCCCCATGGTCGATGCGGAGGATCGCCCCGTCCTGATCGAATTCAGGGATGTCTGCCTCTTCCTCGGCGTTCTCGACGGTCACGTCCATCGGGCCAATTGCGGCGTCTTCAGGGTTATTGTCGAGCCGGATGTTCGGAACGAGAGGCATATCATTGTCCCTTCAGGGGTCAGGTTTGAGGGCGATCCTATCAGTTTGGCTTGTGCCTGTCATCAGTCCCCGTTTTGCGCTCTTCAAACGCAATCAGGAAAGCAATGCAAGCTGCAGCATGCCAGAGGTGAGAGAAGCCGGTCTCCGGATCGGCTTTCTCTCCGCGCCACCATGCCCACAAATGTCGCATCATGGCGGCGAACGGGCGACCCCACGACATCCCCCTTTCCCAGTTACGCTCGCCGTACTTGGTGGCCCCGAACGCAAGCACCTGCGCCACGGCGTCCGGCAGCTCCGGCGGGATCAGGTCATGCCGCGCCTTGCCGCCGTCATCCTTGCGGCCTTCGGTGGCAGGAGAGCCAAGCGCGCAGTTGGGAGTATGGTTGCCCATACCCCCGCAGCACTGGTGGTATTTCATCTCGGCCCACTTAGCCATCAAGGTCACCCATGGCCAGATAGGCGAACAGGCACACGATGAAGGCGACGAGGAAAAGACTAGCCATTTGGCTGCTCCACTTCTGTGGTGAACAAGTCGATCTCGATGCCTGTGTGGAAGGCGACCTCGCCAATCGTCCGCAGGTCCATCGTGTTCAGCGCGATGTTTGCCAGACGAACCAGTGTGGCGACTGGCAGGTTCATCAGCATGTTGGTGGCGTCGACCCAGATCGGGCCCTGTGGTTTCTCAGCCATTGATCGCACCCACGGGCTGGTTTGGCTGGTTCTGGTACTTTCCATCGTACGATGCAGGCGCATAGACCTCGTGGAAAATGACCTGCGCGATGCCAGCGCCCGCCGGGATCAGCAGGTTGCCACCACCATGGTGAACCAGCTCCAAGGTCAAGAAGCCCTTCCAGCCGGGCTCGATCACGGTGTTGAACACCGACAGACCACGGCGGGCCCACGTCGACTTGTCATGCACGATCCCGACCAAATCCTCCGGCATGTCGAACTCGTCAATGGCGGAGGCGATGATAAAGCTGCCCGGATACGCCACGCCGTCGATGTAGACATGCGGCCCATCAAAGCCATTGCGGAACTCGATGGTCTGCTTGATGCGGATGTCGTATCCTGCCTCGCCGAGCCCATGGGAAACCCCATGAGCCCGCTCTTTGGTGCCGATCATGCCCTTGATCGGCGCGGCCTTCAGCAATGCGTTGCCGTTGATGATCATTTGCCCAACGCCTCCCGCGCAATCTTGGCCATCCGGCGAACGGTGGCATTGCTGGTTAGACGCTCCTCGGCAAGGATAAGCTCCAAGCGGTCAACGAGTACGTCTTTTTCGTGGCACACGTCGCCAAACGAGCTCCGGAAACTGTCTCTTTCAGCCGTCAGACGTCCGATCTCATTGGATTGAGCGTCCATGTATGACTTCAGCCGCGCGATCTCGCGCCAAGGGTTCCAGATCATGCCTCATCACCCCAGCTGAAGTTTGCGTCCTCTTCGACGACGGTGACGGCGCTGGTGGCCTCTGGGCGAATGTACATTCCGATCTCGTCGTGTGTAGTGAACGGCTGCGCAGGCTCCACATCTTCCACGCGACGGGTCTTGGCCTCGGTTTTGATCGAGACGTCATGCGCGGCTGCCAGAAGCAGGTCGTAGTTTCCGCTGTCCTTGGCGTCCTTCACGAGGGACAGGGCGATGAACTGCTCGTCCAGCGTCTTGCCGGTGGGCAGGAACGCCTTGATGGTGATTGCGACGCCGGGTTGATTGATAGCCATTTTTCTCTCCTAGTTCATGGTCATGGTTTGAGGTTCACGGTGAACCCAGTCTGTATCTGCGGCAACCTTCATCACTCGTACGATGAGGTTCGCCAAATTGGTGCCCGCCTCCAAGGTGTCCAGAAAGGCAACTGTGCCATGTTCGCTGAACACCTCGACGGCTCGCGCCACCTCGTCGACATCATCGACGATCTTCCCGACCGGCATTCTGCCGGACAGCTCCTTGATGATCGGCCCAGAGGGTCCGACCGCGAAGAACGGCAGGATTTCCCCTGTCGCTTTGTATTCCGCGATACCCACGGTGAACGCGGAATTCTCGCCCCCGATCAGGATGCAGCTCACAGGTCGCCCCCCATCTCTTGGACGAAGTTGCGGATGCCGTCGCGAGCCGCCACATTTTCACTGACGCGGCGCAAGGTATACACGCGAACAGTACCTGCGTGGTCTCCCTTCCCGGTCACGGTCACAGTAAAGGAACCGATCTCGCACGGGTCCACAGTCGCATCGCACAGTACGCGCTTCATGCCGAAAATCTCCTACATCTTCAGGAGAGATAAATTCACATCCGCGCTGTGAAGTCAAATGCCATATAGCGATGTTTCGGTGTTTCCGGTGAATTTCTGCGCGTCCTCGAGCTCCGCCATGCGCTCCGGCGCGCGGGTCAGCAATCCGATCTGCCGCAGGTGCCCGATCCCCATGGAAACGGTGTCGACAAGGTCGTCGTTTTTCCCCTTGGGGAAGACAGAGCATTGCCGGATCACCAGCTCGGCCCAGTCCTTGTTTGGGGCATACACCATGCCCTCGGCGAAGATGTGCTGCACGGCGTACAGGCGGGCCATCTTGTCGAGGGTCTTGGGGTCGTACATCTGGACGGCAAAGGCTTCGCTCGCCATCAGGCGGCGCACTTCCTGCGCCACGCTGTGCCCGGCGGCCTTATTCTCGATCAGGAGCTTGTCAACGCGCATGCGGCTGCAGGTCGACATGACCTTCTCGGCCAGCTCGTGCAGCTCCAGCTTGGCCTGCCACGCATACATCAGCATGACCTTCGGCACCGGCCCAAGGCTCTCAGACTGGTATGACGTACGCATCTCAATGGTGCGCCCGTATCTGTCGACCGAGCGCGTCGCCTCCACCTCGTCCGATCCAGAGAAAACGCCCCAGACGGTCAGGGCGCTGAAATCGTTCTCGGCCTTGGTCGTGTAGGCGGTGTCGAGGCTGGCAACAACATATTCGATGCCGGGGTACTGGCTGCGATCCCAGAGTTGCCACCAGTTGTCCTTGATGATCCCGCCGCCGCGCGGCTCGGGCTGCTGCTGGTACTGCCCTGCGGCCGCGTATGGGCCCATGGCCTTCTCGTCACGCTCCACCACATCCAGCGGGAAGCGTTCGGGGAACAGGAGCTCGCCCTCTTCCTCGCGTGGGTCGGCATAGCCCAACATGGTGACGTTGGCCCGCGTCGGGTCATAGCGCATGGGCAGCATGATGTGGTCGTAGCCCATGTTGTTCGACAGGATCACGCCGGACACGTCGTCCTCGTGCAGACGCTGCATCACCACCACAATGGCGGACTTGTCGGGGTTGTTCAGGCGGCTCGTCACGGCTTCCTTGAACAGCTGGGTGACGGTGTTTCGCTTGGCGTCGCTGTTGGCCCCATCAACGCTATGCGGGTCGTCGATGATGACGCGGTCGCCCCGGTAGCCCGTGATGCCTTCGAAGGCGCAGGCCTGCCGCGATCCGGTGGCGGTGGTTTCAAACTTCCCCTTGGCGTCCTGATCAGATGTCAGTTGCACCCGGTCGCCCCAGTGGGATTGGTACCAGTCTGACTTGATGAGGCGGCGCATCTTCACGCTATCGCGCAGGGCGAGGTCTTGGCTGTGGCTGGCGCAGACATAGCGCATGAATGGCATGTTGCGCGGCCCCCACTCCCACGAGGGCCAGAAGACGCCGATCAACAGGGACTTCATGGTGCCCGGCGGCACGTTCACCAGAACGCGGTTGTAGAACGTGTCGTCGTCAAATTGATGCCCTTCGGTGATGGCCTCGAGATGCGCGCAGATGAAATCAATATGCCAGCCGTGGGTGTACGGCTGGCCCGGTTCGATCACATGCCATGCCGCCCTGACAAATTCGGCCAGCGAAAGCTCGCACTTTCGCTTTTCGATCATCTTCATCAGGGCGGTAGGATTTACCGCGAAGGGAAGGTCAATCTTTCCCATCGACCCAGATCAACCTCGCCGGGCCGCCCGGAACATCGTCATCAAAGACACCGACGACATAACGCCCGGTCCAGACTGCGCCAACATCCATCGCCGTACGATTGCCGGTGGTCACCGGGCCATTCTTGTCAGGAGTGTGGCCGTGAACGACATGTTTGCCTTTATACCCCCTTGCATCCCCGTCAGCATACCGCATCCAGTGGAGGTCTTCGGCAGACTGATCCTCGAGCGCTAGGTACTGAGAAACTCCAGCATGCACATAAACGCGGTGCTTGTCCTCATGGTACATCGGTAGAGTGGTGAACCACTCGACGTCAGCCTTCATGGCGGCCTCGTCCAGCCCTCCCATCGCGTCCTTGTAGCTCTCTATGGTGTTGAGGCCGCCGTTGATCATCCAGCCGTTCATCTGCTCGTCACCCAATGACAGAGCCCACAGCATCATCATTTCGTGGTTCCCCGACAGGCATACAGTGAGGGGCCTTTTCGCCTGCAAACTGCGAACTTCCTTCACTAGCTGGGCGCTGTCGAGGCCTCGGTCGATGTAGTCGCCCAGAAACACAATCGTGTCCAAGCTGGACATGCCATCATTCTCGATGGCCTCCATCGCTGCGCGGTATTGATCCAGCCTGCCATGCAGGTCCGGAAAGACATAGGTCATCGTCATGGTCAATCATTCCTTGTTCATCGACTTCTGCAGCGCTGCCCCCAGAACCTCCAGCTCGTCGAGCGACAGGCCGGACACGTCCAGCTGCTTGGACATCTTGATGGCGGGCATATCCTCTGCGCCGCCCAGAGCGAGCTTCTCGCCGTATACCTTTGGCTTGCGCTTACCGGCGGCCCACTTGTACGCGTCGATGGCCACACGGGCCGCGTTGGGCTCGATCAGGCCCTTCGCCACACGCTCGGCAATGTCGCCGATCTTGTCCGCATCATGGTCGGCCTGATCTTCCCGCGCGCACCTGTAATTGTCAGCGAATTCAGGAAAGTCTTTCAACCATTTCATGATAGTCGTGTAGGTCGGCAGCTCTTCGTCCTCTTTGAGGATCGAGACGAGGCTATGACCGTTCGCGATACCCTCGCAGATACGGTTGGCGATCTCAGGATCATAGGTCGAGTGTCTGCCCATCTTGGAGCCTTTCATGTTGATGGCCCCAAGATAGCGCTTCTGCCCCATCAACTCAAGTTGAGCTAGGCACATGGTTACCTCCACCATGTGAGGACGAGCGGCCCTACGAAGATTTGCAGCTCGGTGATGCGGCCTTGCCAAGACCGCACATGACGCCACCCGAATGCCCAGATCGTCCAGTAGGTCCGATACTTGAAGTTTTTCATCTCACACCTCCCAGCCGTTTAGGACCATGGCGGCCCTGATGATCGTGACGAGATCGTGCGCCTGCTGCGCGCTTGCAATCTCAATGATCCCATCGGGCTGGTACAGCGAGATGATGTCAGAATGACTTTCGACGCTGATATTGTACTCTGGAAACTCCTCGCATGTAGCGATCAATGGCTTCATGTCGATCATCTCACACCTCCTCCTCAATCATCTCTTCTTCGCAGTCGCCGCAGATGATCCGCATGCCCTGCTTCGCCCACGCCTTCGCATTGCAGCACGGGCATTCACGTTTGACCTTCGACAGGTCTTTCTTCTTGGCCCCTGCCCCTGTGCCCAGCGGCTGCGTGAAGTAAGGCAGGTCGAACGGCATCAGCTGCTGCAGGGCCTCCACGAAGACGCCATCCGGGTCGATCCAGTGGGTCACCTTGCGGCCTGTCTGCTTGCCGCCCGGTTCACCGGTATCGGTCGGGATCAGGCCCACACGCTCCATCAGTCCGACCCACTCGCGGTTGTGGTGGCCCTTCTTGCCGGGGGTGCCGTATTCCTCCTGCTCCAGATGGGTCATCTCGTGGACAAGAGTGGACAGCACGGCCTCAATGGTCCGGTCCATGGTGTTGGGGTTCAGCGCGATCTCGTGCGTCGCATCGCCATCCTCGCGGTGCTTGAACTGCTCTGCCCAGAAGTACCCATGAGCGCCGCGCTTGCGGGTCAGGGTGAACAGCACCGGCGGAAGGCGGTTTTCAAACAGCACCTCGTTGAAGTGATTGAAGGCCTTGTCGAGGCCAGCGTAGGTTTCTGCGGTCGGGGTCTGATAGTTGGTCATGGTCATCTCCGTTTCAATAAAAACACCCTACATCGTACGAAACACAGTGTCAACATTCATGATGTGTGAATTCCCACCGGCAGGATGATGACCTGCGGCTTGTTCAGCGCCAGCGCCGCCTTCTCCGCCAGCTTGTGGGTGCTGTGCCAGCTCTTCACGGTCCACTTGGAATAGTCCTTGTTTTCGATGATGAACATTCCTTCCGCCTTCACCAGCTGGAACAGCTCGTCCGGGGTCTTGCATCCTCGCAGTGCGTAAGCGGCGCGCTCTACGTCCTCCTTGCAGCGAGCCTTATATTTGGCGTCGTCCGTCTCCCAAGGTTTGCGCTCCAGCCACTTCGACGTGCCGTTGACGTACGCCATGTGGTACCAGAAGTTAACGTCAAAGTGCGGCCACTTTTCCTGCACCCGCGCCAAATCCTGCTCCTTGCTCTCGCGGTACAGCACGGCATGGGTGTAGGTGCGTTCCGAGTTGCGTTTATGCCGCTTGCCGTTGGCGTCGATCACGAAGTGCTTGTTCATGCCTCATACTCCTCAAAGTCTGCCAGCGGGTAGTACGCCACACCCACAAATGAGCGCTCGTCGTTGTAGTAAATCTGGCACCGCAGCTTCAGCGATCCGTCGTGGTGCCGCTTGAAGTTCTGGAACCGGACGAAGCCCCAGACGCATTTCTTCAGGAAGGCCTCAAGCTCCGCGATCTGCGGTTTCAGCTCCTCCTTGTCTGCAGCTGGCATCTCCCCGTAACCGTCGTTCTGGAACACAAGCTTCGGGAAATCCCGGATGTAGCCCTCAAGCAATTCTTTCATGTTCATGGTCATCTCTCCTGTCTCACTCAATAAAAACACCCTACATCGTACGATGCAGGGTGTCAACATTCACTTTGTGGGTTTTTCAACAGATATAGCCTTTCTGGCTTCTGCGTGATTGAACCCCCGGATTGCCTCATCGACGATCCTGCCGATATGGGCCGCCAGAGCCTCGCGCACCTCTGACCCGTACCGCGTTCGCCTCAACGTCTTCACCAGAACGTCATCGGCGTAGAGCCCCAGCTCCTTCTCGCTCAGGATAGGCATCTCCGGGCGATCTCCTCTCGCAGAGCAATCATTGCCTTGGGGTGGGCGAAGAACGCCCTGCCCCTTGTCTTTGCAACCCTGAACAGGGCTATGAGGTGACGATCACTCAGTCTTTGCAGGTTCATCGGCACAGGCCTCGATCAAGGCATCGGCAATATTCACCGCGTTCGCCACCAGCTGGGACACCGGCCAGTTCGACATCACCGCCGTTGACATCAGTGCAGCCGCCATCTGTGCTGCGATCTCGAGACGGGGTCGCATCTGCGTATTCGCGATGTGCTCAATGTCCTCACACGCCACAAGGACGTGACCAGCCACTCTGTCCATCAGTTCATTTTCCATCGGTTTGCTCCTTCAGCATCAATACCGCATTCTGCGCCCAGCGGCGCACTTCCTCGACCTTCCGGACCATGTCCAGTCGCTCTTCCTTGTCGGCCAGCATGGCCTCGAAGTCCTCAGGGTAGTTGCGGCCGTTGATGGTCACATCGGACACCCGGTCCCGCAACGTGTTGGCTGCCGCGTAGACAGCCATGAATTCTGCGATGAGGGTCGTGCCCCGGTCGCCGTTCAAATTAACCTTCATCCGCATTTTTGATCTCCAGCTTTGACAGGTCGTCGGAAAACAGCGTGATCTCGAATGTCGATCCGTCTGCAGTCGTGACGACGATGTCGAGGGTCTTGAAAGTCGGGAATTCTCTGGTGGAGGTTTTCACCCCCACCACGTCATGGATGTTCATGCGGCCGTTCATGCTGCGATCCCCTTTGCTTTGACGCGGATGGTCTCGACCAGAACGGCGCGGCGCGAGGCCTCGATGATGGCGGGGTCGATCAGCGACTGGTCGACGCGCATCTGCTCGCACAGGCTCAGGGTGACGTCGCAGGTCGCGCCATGCAGGACTTCCTGACCCAGCTCCTTGATCTCTTTGGACAGGGCGTCGAGAGCCTTCTGGGCTGCGTCACGGGCAGCGCGGGCGGCGGCGTAGCGGTCGGCGAGGGCGATGGTCATAGTGTGTCTCCAAGGAACAGGTTGCTTCGTACGAACTTCGTACAACATCGCCAATGTTGGATCAAGCACATTTTTCATGTAGGACGAAAAAAAACTTGCTCCCCAGAGGTGGCGGGTGGTATCAACACAGGGTGTTCAGTTGCCTGCAAATCAGTGGTTAGCAAGTAGATAGCAGAAACGCTACTATGCACTAAGATGTTGATATTGCAGGTAAATTCAGTGAGTGCCTAGTAACTCTCTACTAAGCACTAAGCCATTGAAAACACAGGTG